ATTAGCCATTGTGTTTATTCCTTATAATTACTTAGATTCAGCAGATTTCTCTGCGGCTTGCTTTTCTGCTAGTGCTAACATAGCTGCTTCTTCTTCTGCGACCTTCTTAGCTGCTTCTTCTTCTGCGGCCTTCTTAGCTGCTTCTTCTTCTGCGACCTTCTTAGCGGCTTTTGCTGCCTTGTCAGCGGCCTTCTGAGCCTCTAGACAGTACTTGTATGTTGCCTTTAGCACTTTTAATAGTAGTTCTAGTTTCTTAGGATATCGTTTGCAATAGTTAGCTGATGCTACTAGAGCTTGCCGAAGTCCACCTAGACTGCGTTGTGGGTCTCTTGGTAAGTCCGTAATATTTAAACGGGTGGAACTTGAGTTCTTACTCATCGTCGTCTCCTGACTGTTTGTTTGCGTCTAAACCTATCTGTTGATAAGCCCAGTACACCGTTTTGGTCTGCACCTATATCACCACCCCATTCAGCAAAGAACGCCACATTGTCGTCTGTTTCTTTCTGGGACATACGTACTTTTTCATCTACTGCGAGTCTGTCTACCCACTTACGAACGCTACCTGCTACTGCATCTAGGCTATCGTCATGTATTAAGGCATCTTTGTCACGGCTAATCTTAGCCATCTGATGAAAGAACTTGTATGTTTCTTGTCGGTCTATTGGGTACTTCTTAGTTGAACTTATATCATACGCAATTATATCTTCGTGTATTATAAGCTTATGTCTTGCCATTACTGGCTCTAACGTATCAATGATACGTAGTTCTTTCTGCCCTGTCTCCCAGACATCTTCTATCCGTGGACATTGCTTTCCTACTTCTTTGTACTCTGCTGCTAGTAATGGTCTCCACGCTGCCGCGAATGCACCAAAACCAAAGTTCTTCTCTACGTCAATACTATTAACTTCATGTCGTAGTGCTAACTTACTTAACTCTTTGTAGTTACTATCACTGTACCCACCGGGTAACTTAAGTAACTCTGCTAGGAATATATAGCCATGTAAGAAGTATGTAACTGCTGCTACTGTTTCATCCCCATTCTCACCACCACCTGCTGTATCTACATACATGTGTTTACCTTCGTATGCGTATAGCTTAGTGCTAGTAGTAAATGGACCATAGAATTGTGGCTTACTGACGAAACCTTCTACCTCTATCTTATTAGAGGGGCTAGGCATCCATGTAATCTCACCTGCTGCTTCTTTTGTCCCGAAGTTCATCACTATTAAGTTCTTAGTCTTAAGTGGGTGACGTAGCTCGTCTGACAAGGTTGTATTTAGCATGTGCTGTAGATTAAAGTATGCTGGTCCTTGGTCTAGTTCCTTCTTGGTAAGCAAATCCTCACCAAGTAGCACGTCATCAGTAGGACGACCACGGGAACCATCAAGACCACCACCGTTACGTAAAGTAGGGTCAGCATACATCTTCTTAGCAATGTAAGGGGCCAGTGTGTCGCCATAGTGCTTTTCCTCGTCTTCGGTAGGGTAACGCCCTGTCCAGACTCTTATCGTGTAACCACGAGCCGGTAGGTTGTTGTAAATAGAGTCCACAGTCTGGGGAGTACCAAGATAAATGATTCTTCCTTTCTGACATATGGACGTAAAATCTTTTGACAGATGTTCGAGGGCTGCTCGTTGTATCTCTGTTGTACCATTCTTTGATGACTCAATGTCATCGGGTATTAATAAATCTGCACGTCTACCCTGCATGTTAGCTGTAACACCAATACAAGCTATTGATGGGGATTTCTCCGCACCCTTAAGTTGCCAGTTGATATCGAACGCTTTAGAACTTGCTCGGTCTCCGTGTTGTCTGTCTGGTCTCATACATTCTAGTATGTCCCAACTCATAATAATCTGAATAACCCAATTAGCGATTTCCATTGCAACTTCTGAACCAGCAGATAGAATTAATATCCTATGCTTGCAATCATGTATTAATTGCCATACTGCGAACATTGCTACGATAGTAGACTTTGCTTGTGAACGTTGAGCCTGAATCATACCATACTGTAGAGGCTTTAGTAGGCCATCTAAGACCTTATCCATGTCCTCTTTAGTATCGTATTTACCAAATTGTAGGAATCTACCTATATCAATCTGGATATCAGAACAGGTAAATCCCATTAGTTCTGTCATACAGTCGTATAGGAAATCCTCGAATAACGAGTAGTGGTCCCGTAATGCTTCAATCTCGGCCCACCGTCTCGCTGTCTCTTGTTCTACTTCACTAAGTTGTAAATACTGCTCTCGGTTATCACAGATTTTTGTAAACTCGTCATCAGTGAATAGACAGTCATCTGTCATCTCTGTGTCGAATACAATATCTGCTATATCCATTAGTGTACCTCTTTAGCTGCTGCTTGCCCACTTGTTAGGCGTGAGTGCTTAGTCTTGTTCTTAAGTGCTTCACGTAGGTTACCCATGTTCTCGTCTTGCGAGATGTCACATGTAATCTGGTTATCTTTTAAGAACTTGATAGCGGTGGCAACTAAGGCTGGGGAAGCCGAATAAACTTCTTCCCCAGTTTCAACACAGTTGCCCTCACTGTCGAAAGTGGTCTCGGGTTCAGTACTTAGTACTTGTGTAGTCAGAACTTCTGCTACTGCACCATGCAGTGCTGATAGTTTACTCTCTGATGCTTTACTCACTACTTAAACCCCTTTACTATTTTCATGTTCTGATTCTTAACGAACCATCTTAACCCAAATACTGCTGCCATCATACCAACTAACATATACTGATACCATGCAGGCATTTGTGAAACGAAGTCTACCCACCCCATAGCTTTCTCTTGGTCGAACCAAGCTATAACTAATGGTGATAGGAATACATATAAGAATACTTCGTCTTTCCAACTATCCTTTTGTGCTCGTAGTGCTTCTAGGTCATAGCCAGCTTCGACTTTAGCAAGAGCCATTGCTCGTTGCCCTTCAGCCTCGTACTTGACTTTCTTCATACCGACCCAACCGCTAACTACTTCTTTAATTAGTCCTAACCACATCATAGTTATTCTCCTAATTGTTTACGGATAAATTTCGTATCTTCTTTAATTGACTTAATTTGTTCTCTAAGTACAGCTACGTCTGTTGCGTGACTGTTAACTTTCTTTTCTAATGTTTTGATATCTTCGCGTGTGTTTCTTTTATCGACTGCGAACCAGCCAAGGACTACTGAGACCAAAATCTTAAATCCAACTTCGTAGTCCATTGACTACCTCCTATTAGTTAACCCCCACTGGTACGCTTTAGTCAGAGGCGTTGGGGGTGTTGTTCTTACGGTGTATCTGTTACTATGTCTGCTACAGTCATATTGTACATTACCATTGTAGCTCCACCTGTATCACCAGAGTCTACTAGGTTTGGGTATGTGTCACCATCTCCCATCCTCCACCAATGCTTAGGTGCTGTGGTTAAGGTTGATAGGTCGAAGGGTGTACCACTGTTGTATATGTCACTAATGTTTGCGGTTTGGTCCGAGTCGAATATTGCTAACTCGTCTACTTTACAATCGTTGCGCATATAGTTACCTGCACTGTATCTACCAACTCGTAGGTTCTGACCACTTAATGCAGTAGTGTTCCCGTAGTTACCATGTGAGTTAACTGTCGTTTGCTGAACACCGTTAATAAACATGTTAAATCTTGAGTAGTATTGGTTTATAGAGCCGCTACTTGCCCCTGTTGTTCCACCGTCATATGTGAACATAACGTGTTGCCAACCGTCTGCACTTGCAACACTACCTACAGGCGCTTTAAGTGTTAAATGGTTATTATTACTGCCGTACCTGAAATTAATTTGTCTTCTAGACCCATTATCACCGTTATAAGTAAATATTAGATGGTTGCCATTCGCAACATCGTTTGACCCGAAGTAGAAAATAGTCTGGTTCTGGTTGTTACTTGTACCCGCTTTGAACCAGAAAGCAATACTCCATGCGTCACTTGACCCCGAACCGTTACCAGTTCGACCTAGTGTAGCATCTAGTAGGGCAGCGTTCGCACCTAAATAATCGTTATTATTGAACTTTATACTCTTAGTATTAGCAAAAGGTGGTATGCTTACGGTTAATACTAAGGTTTCGTCATCTTCGCCATAGTAGTTTATAGCTTTCATGCCAATATTATACGTACCTGCGCTGAGACTGCTACCACCCACTAATTTCCTACTGTTACCTTCTACGGTACTTACACCTAATGGCAATGATGTCCATTCATAGGCCACGCCATAGTCTGCTGTTAATTCGTAGTTTAGTGTTTCACCTTCTACTAACGATATTGCTAGGTTACTCGTTACTACAGGTAGTTCGCCATTAGACGAACCTGCTGACTGGAATAGTGTATTGAGTGTATTACAAGCCGTTATAGCATCGGCCCCATACGTCTCGTCATTCTCGTCCACTATCTCGTTATGGTCTTGTCCTGTTACAATATCGAAACCTTTAGCTAAATCTTCGATAGATACTAAACCGTCAGTTACACTAGCATGAAGTGCATTTATGAATTGAGCACCGTTAGCATCTTCTACAAAAATAGCATTTGCGCTATCATCTTTATAAATTTTTATACTCATGTGCTTATTACCTGTATAACTGAACCCGCATTTACTAACGAACCTGCCCCACTAAGTTTTACTTGTAACTTTATTGGGTTATCTCTAGTGTTCGTATCCCCCATATAAACTAAGTCAGGTTGTAATGCGAATCTATACCCTACACCGGAACCACTGTCTAGACGACCGATGATTCTATCTAAGGTATATAGCCCTGCACCACCGCCTAACTCGTAACGGAATTCTAGTAGTGCGTTATTAGTGTTAGGTGTTACTGTAAAGTCATTTCTGATTAGTATAGTATCACCAAGTGTTAGTTTGCTAACATCTAAACTACCGTCACTAACATCCATCAATTCATCTATGTTAGTTGGTGCATAATTCTTATTTGTGAAAGCCCCTAACCCATCGTTAGGTATAGTGGTCCATGTATCAGCTACTAGGCTGAGTGGTGAAGCTGTTGTAGACGCATCGTTATAGTCTATAAAGCCATTATCACCTGCTCCTATTAATATACCAAATGGCATAGTACCTCCTTACAGATTAGTGAAATCTGCTCTATAATATTTTCCTTGATAACTGTAGTACATATCCCCTTCACCAAGATAGGTAGGTATACTTACTAAGTTACCTCCTGTGTCATAATCAATCATAAATGATGTCTGACTGTCGATAGGTATTATTCCACCACCTGCTTGGTAAACGGGTGTGGTAACTAACGACTTACTTGTTGTGAATGGTATAGTCATAGAAAATGACAACCCTGCTTGGAGTACTGATGTTTTACTAGTACTGACTGCAAGTGTTTTATCTATGGCTTTTTGTTGTGTACTTCCTTTACTAGTTGTAGAGGATAGTACCTTACTTATTTCTTTCTGTATGCTGCTACTCTTAGTCGCTATATAGCTGAATAGCTTCCCAATGACTGATAGTGCATTTAGCGTTAGGCTTTTTGCAGTTGTCATACTTGAGATTACATTGAATAATAAACCGTTATCTAAACTAGTTGATTTATTCGTTGTAAACGATATTGTTCTACCGTAACTTACTTCTATACCAAGAGTTAAACTTTTAGTAGTACCTACCACTAATGTCTTAAGTGTTTGGCTAGTAGTTATAGCAGTATATATTTTATATTCAGATGCCTCACCACCGATAATAACTTCACCATCTGGTAGTATTGCTACTAACTCTATTTGAGTAAAACCATCACCTGATATATCTAATTCAGATATTACTGTACCGTTAGCAGGGTTAATCTGTATCACTGCTGCACCAGTGTGCGAGCTAATTAATACATTACCAGTTGCATTATCAAAATCTAAATCTGATAAATCGAACTGAGCACCTTCTGCACCTAGCGAAGAGAATGCTGTTTCTGGGTCGAATGGTTCAGATATGTAATCATCTAATGACCAACCATCACCATCATCTGCGTCATTGTACGCGTATGTAGAACTTGTATCACCGAACCTACCTGCAACTCCCGGACGTAGAACTTTAAAGAACCTTCTGTCAGTACTTGCTTGTTCACCTTCACCACATATATAGAATGTCGTGTTTGCTCTATCGTAACATATACCTTCTGGACCAGAGTTATTATCTGTACCACTAGCTGCTATTGTGAATTCCTGTTTACTATTAACAGTAACATCACCTGCATCTGATGCAGGCCAATCGTAAATGTTAAACTGGTATCTACCACCATCTTCCGAACATGAACAGAACTCACCGTTCCCCATGTCAGCTATACTCTCTACATCACTTCCATCGAAGTTGAGTGTTAGAGTTTGGTTTATGTTGGTGTAATCATCTAAGTCATACAAGTATAA